ATAATCATATAATTATTTAATTGTTAAATAGTTGGAACTTGTAAGAAAAACTTTACAGTTGGTCAGTATTCCGCACATCGGAGGATCACCATGCACGCAATGGGGAAACAGAACGCGACAACGCTTGCCTCCATTTCACCGAATGCGGCAAAAACGCCGGCCATCACGCACCCCATCAGCGGCAAAAGAACGGAAGGGTTCAGCAGCTTATTCACCGCTACGGCCTCCTCTCTGATGTTCCAGGGCGGAAAGCCTCCCGTCCATGGTTCGCAGGATTTCCGCTGTTTTGGCGGCCGTCTCCGCCTGTGTAGCGGCAAGGGCGCGGAAATCGCAATACACGAACACGCACGCCGCGATGCCGATAAACATCACAATCGTATCCTTATATTCTCGCACAACGGCCAAATATTCTTTAAGGGGTTTGCACATGGCCTTATTTCTTGGAAGGGATGACTTGCACGACGGGCGGAACGTCCGTTTCCGGCTGGGCCTGGGAATAGGAGATATGCCCCTGCTCAATGACGAGGCAGGAGCCGTCTTTGCAGACCACCGTCTTTTCCGGCGTCACGTCCACGGAATGACCGCAGCCGGGTTGCGTCAGAATCCCCGCAGCAACCAGGGCCCCAATCACAGCTCCGGCGATGACTTTTGCCCAACTCTCTTTGATACCCCAACCGGTCAGGAGACCAGTCAGCCAACTCACTTTTTCTTTATTCGTGCTCATATTATTTAGTAGTGAAATGCTTGAAAAACTCCACGGCGGCGGGATCGGTAATGACGAACTCCGGGTAATCACGGGAAGTGAACACCCTGCGCCCGCCCTGCGGATTGACGGCCTCAACGGTCAGTTCCACGGCAAAAACGTATTCGCTACGATCATTCGCTACATCATACGTCATAGTAATACCTAACCGCGCCCACACCTGCACCGCCTGCCACGGTTCCGCCAGTTCAACCAGAGCGGACACTACCGCCTGCATGGCCAGGGCCTGATCCGCTGGAATTTCGTCCTGCGTAAAGCGGGCCGGAGGTCTATAACCGCCCTTGTCCTGATAAATGGCCGTCAGGGTGAATTCTCCCCACTCGCCGGGCCGGGGAAACTGTATCTGTATCTCTGAATTATTCATGCTCAATCTTCGGTAGTCGTTTCGGCTTCCGGATCAACAAAATCCTCCACCGCCTCGGAGACAATGATATTGCTCTCCATGGAGGAAAACCCGTAATATGCCGGATTGACGTTATTGCAATGCAAGTGCATCGTCGCAGGAAGGAACGCTCCGGCCAACGCCCAGCTGTTGGTATTCTCCATATCAAGATAATATCCGGAAAAGGGATAAATACTCTCAAAGCAATGAACCCCCTTCACCGTGGCGATCTTGACGCAGCCGCGGGAAGAATTCCCGCCATGCAGCAGCCACAACGCACCCCTGTCTTCGGTATCGTATCCCCCGTCCTGGTATTGCTCGTAAACCACCGCGTACACGCAGACGGGATAACCAGTGTTAGAAGACGTCTCCGGCGCGAGGGCCTGCGTCGTCTTCATCTTCCATTTCTGCTCGGCATTGGAATAATAAATCTCCCGGACACGAATATGATACCCTCCCGCGTCCGCGTCCCGGACATGATCAAACGTAATATCGATAATCTCCCCAATCCTGTAGCCGCCCGCCGCCTGATCCGGCACCAGCGTAAACGCGTCCCTGTCCCTTCCCATGCGCGCGACCGTTGTCATCTGTCCGAACCTGGCCGTGAATTTCGTGCTGACAGCCGGCAGGCGCAGCGGGGCCACCCACCCCCGGATGCTGGAATAATTGTGCATGGGCCTCGCGTTGGTCACAAGGCCGCACTTCACGGTAAAGGCGGACTTGGGAGGAACATTGAAATAAAGGGAATTGGGTTCCTTGTCTGTTTTGAAAACCGTCCCGTTGGAAGACGAGCAATTCGCCGGGAGCGGATAACACCTGACGGAAAAAGCGTCCGTCACGGCGGCCTGCCCGGCGGCGTACAGGCGGTTGACGCCGGATTCATTGGTCGGCGCCCCCACGGCCAGCGGGATGTTGACGCCTCCGTTGGCGTTGACGGCGCTTGAAAACATGGCCGCCCCCGCGCAGTTGAAGCTGGCGCCCTGGGAAATATTCAGGATGCCGGATTCTACCATGAATGTCCCGCGCAGCCAGCCGCCCGATTGGAGATCAACGGACTGGTAAAACCGGGTGATGCCGTAAATCTGATTACAAGTCCCCGCGCTAACGGTTCCATCCGGCCTCCCGGCGATCAATGGCCCGTTGATGGCAGCCGATTCAGCGGTCAGGGCCCCACCAATGTCCACATCGCCAACGTTGGATCCCAGGGTTCCCGGATCTCCCTTTTCCCCTGGCGGCCCCTGGGGTCCTTCCGGGCCGCGTTCCCCGGTTTCCCCTTGCGGCCCCTGGGGTCCTTCCGGGCCGCGTTCCCCGGTTCCCCCTTGTGGTCCCTGAGGTCCTTCCGGGCCGCGTTCCCCGGTTTCCCCTGGCGGCCCCTGGGGTCCTTCCGGGCCGCGTTCCCCGGTTTCCCCTTGTGGTCCCTGAGGTCCTTCCGGGCCGCGTTCCCCGGTTTCCCCTTGCAGCCCTTGGGGCCCTTCCGGACCGCGTTCCCCGGTTTCCCCTTGCAGCCCTTGGGGCCCTTCCGGACCGCGTTCCCCGGTTTCCCCTTGGGGGCCACGGGGGCCTTGTGCCAAAATAATTTCCACCCGGCCCGTTTCCGCACCGGGCAGGGTGGCCGTTACGTACCATTCTGCACGCTGTTGCGGATCCGCCGGCGTGACACGTTGGGCAATATCTATTTCCCCCTTCAGGAGCGGCATTTCCGCACCTCCTGGGAAGGTCAGGAACACGTCATAAAAAGCCCAGCCGGCGGAAAGTCCGGGAAAATTGATGGCAACAATATTTTCGGGATTGACGGCGCTGCAATCCAGCAGCCGGACACAGGCGCCGGACATAGCAACGGCGGCGCGGACCGTGCAACCGGCCAGATCCACTTCCTCCGGTGGATCAAGCGTCAAAACCAGCTCCCCCGGAACATGTGCCGTGGCGGAAAAATTGAATGTAGCGGGCTCTTGCATATAACTATATCCCCACCGTCTCTTTTGCCCTTACTCCGACATGACGAGCTGGCCGGGCTTCCAGGTTTCAAGAATCCTTTGTATGTCCTTCAACGTCAATGTTTGCTTTTCCGTTGCCGACAGGAGCGAGGATGACAGGCCCAGGCTCTTTCCGCCGTTGCCTACTTCAACGCCGCTTTGTTTGATAATGTCATTCAGGCCGGGGCCGTCTCCCAGGGATTTCTGCCTGGTCTGGATTCGTTCAAGCGCTACGTCGCGCCGGGCCATTTCAGCGGCGTCCTTTTCATCCATGCCGGCGGCCTGGTAGCTTTTCGTTTTTTCCCGCAGGGCTATTTCATCCCGGATCTTTTGCGCCCGTTGATCAAGCCCCGCTATTTCCGCGGCCATTAACTCCTGATTCCGGCGCGCCCCGGATTCCATTTTTTCATAATCCTTCCTGGCGTCAGACAGTTCTGCATATTTTTTCCTCAAATCGTCCAGGGCCTTAATTTGATTCATCACGGCATCCGTAGGTTCCTGCCGGGACAATTCGGCAATGCGGGACGTGATGCCGGCCATGCCGGGCTCGGAACCCATGCCGCGGGCTTCCCGGTCCAGCCATTCCCCGCGTTCCCGGAGGCTTTTTTTCTTATAGGCGCGGTCAGATTCACTTTTCATCCAGGAGGCTTCCAGTTCCCGGAGTTTCTTCCGGTTCTGCTCCGCTTCCCTTTCCGCCTTTTCCCGTTCCTTGGCGAGTTCTGCTAGGCGTTTTTCCGCGGCGGCCTGTTCCCGGATCCGGGCCAGGGCTTCTTCACGGGACGATTGATAAAGGGTGTAAAGATCCGTCAGGCTCCCCACCACGGCGGCCTGATCCTTCCATTCCTCCGATTCTTCGCCGGCGGTCTTGGCGACATATTCCAGTTCTTCTTCCGCGCGGCGCAAATTGTTCAAGATCCTGTTCCCCACGGCGTCCACATCCGTTTCCGTGTTGGCATTTTTCATGCCTTCTTCATACGCCCTCCACTCATTATCAAGAAATTGTCCTTTTCTCACGCGATCGCCCGCACGGGTGCGGGCTTCCTGGTCATGCTCCCCGCCGGCGGGGGCTGCTGGCGCTCCGGAAAGCTGCCGGTAAATGTAAGAGATCCCTTCACCAATCGCCACCACGGCCAAACCTACCCCCGTTGAAATAATGGCGCCCTTGATGGCGACCATGGCCGCGCG